TCAAAGTTTAATCTTATTGATCTCTGTCCACAATCTATTTTTTGAAGCAGTCGTATAAATATCAAAAGTGATGTCTTTTAGTTTGTGCCCCAGTATCTTCTTTCTTGCATATACATCAACTTTGTAAAGCTGACACAATGACGCGAAAGTCACTCTAGTATCATGCATAGTGTGATTTGCGTTCAACATGCTGTTGATCATTGGCATTATATTCTTGTTAAATCCCCATTCATAAGAGACATCTATCAATCTTTTTTCTTTTTCAATCAGTTCATCAATAACAAATTGTTTGATGTCGTTATGTATTGGTACTATTCTATTCTTTCCTGCTGCAGTCTTAGATCCTGTCACAATATAGCTTATAAGCCTTTCTGTGCCGTCATCATCACATTTTTCATCTATATGTATATTGTCCCTATTGATATGCAGTAACTCACCTACACGAAGTCCGGTATATATATAAATCAGCATGAGGTGCGTTTCTGGAGTATCAGCACTCTGCAGTTTCTTGATTTCTTCAATATCAAAAGCGAAGTGCTTGGTTGACTGCTCATAATCAGCAATCTTAATATAAGATGTATAATCATCATCTCTTGAGATGTGTTGATGTATTACGGCATATTCGAAAATCTTAGAACAAAGCACTTTCATGTGTGCTTGAGTTCCGTTTTTAGAGCTGTCGTTATCAAACACAAACTGAAGATCAGCAAGAGTGATATTATTGATAGGTCTATCATATATAGATTTAAAGTGCTTAATCCAAGCCTTATATCCTTTTCTTGCCGAGTTAGAGAGCTTACTAAATTCCTCAGCATCCAATATCTCATATATTTCTTTAAAAGTAGGGATTTTCTTTTGTGTCTTTTCCTGTATCTTATCAAACAGATCAGGAGCGAGGTTTCTTGCTTCTTCATTTGTGATTGCATTGGATCTCTTAAGAGAGTAAATAGATAAGGCATTCAATGCCTCTTCACGAGTTGCAAAGGTGCCTATACATATCTGTTTCTTCTTGCCTGTTATTATATCTCTTTCATCGCTCATAACTCTTGCACAGTAGGGGTTTCTTCTCTTACCCGATAATTTAACCACGGTACCGCTATTATTCGGTCTGCGTCTAAATCTAGAGTTTCTAGGCATAATATGACACGTCCTTTCATTAATGCTGTTGTATTTGACAAATGTTATTTAGCGTGATATTCTCACATTAGAAATAAGACCCAGGACAGGTAGCTAAATGCTAAGCGTGCTATCTTGTACGTTGCCTCCTGGGCTTTCTTTTTTTAGTTAAATATAACACGGCCTTTCAGTTGTTTGCCTTAAACGTGCCAATCGTGATATAATTGAGTACGTAAAAGGACTTTTGTGAGAAAACTTCTTTTATATGTTATATGAGGTATTGGTAGTACCTCTTCCTTATTACTCTCCTGTTGGTAGCAGGGGAGTTTTTTTATTTGTTCATTGATTTTACAAGACAGACTATAATTACAACATCAAGCACAATTTGAATTATATCTAATGCAATCTGCATAATATCGCTTCCTTTCAAAAAAATAGTATTTTTATCCTACATCAATCTTCCCAATTGAAATCTTTGATAACTTTCTTTAGTTTTCCTAGACATCTAATATTGTTGTTCAATGGATCAACAACGATAGGGTCATAATCTGCATTCATCGGCTGAAGCATGATTATCCCGTTTAGTTCCTTATACTTTTTGCAAGTGGCTGTATTGGTGTCTGTACAGAAGCATCCAATAACACCATCATCTACTTTATTCACTTTCTCAAATATAAGAAGATCACCGTCAGAGATACCAGCATCTTTCATACTTTCACCGCTTGCATATTGTGCGAAGTATTTAGCCGACTTACTCAAGCCTTTAGAAGGCACAGGAATCATATCAATGATATTGTCATCTACAAAGCCACCATTTCCACAACAAATAGAGTCGTACAACGGTACTCTAGTGTAGTCAATATTCACGTTTCTATATATTGCATCATCATGATTACCTTTTATTAAATAGTCTGTAGAAACGCCAAAGTAGTCAGCAAGTTGCTGAACTATACCCATTTTTGGCTCAGTTCTATTGATTTCCCATGACGAAACCGTTTTATCGCTCACACCGACAATTTCACCAAGTTCTTTTTGATCCATTCCTCTTTTTTCACGTAATTGTTTAACATTTGTGCCGAATTGCGTTTTCATTTATAACACCTCTTTTCGCCTCTATTATAATGCAAATTGTAGAACAAATAAAGCAATTTGAATTGGATATTCTACAAATTGCATATTTTTATTGACAATCTACAAAACGTAGGATAGAATAAGACGTGTAAGGAGGTGGCAAGATGATTTCAAGAATGAGGCTTGATGAAATTAGAAGAGCAAGAGGCTTTTCGCAAGAATACATGGCCGATAAATTGGGCTGCCACAGAAATACGTACGCAAAAATGGAAGAAAAGCCCCAAAATATCACCATGGAAGTAGCAGATAAGATAGCTACAGTGTTAAACGTTTCTATGAATGACATTATTTTTTTAGAGCCGAATCTACAAAACGTAGAATCTAAAGGAGAAACAGAATGGAAAAAGATGTAAATTTATTAGAAGAGTGGAGAAATTTGAATGATCTAGAAAACAACCTTTATCAGTTGGATGGACTTCTCAAGAGTTTTGTACCTCTTCTAACAAAAAACAAAGAAGCAATGCTTAATGTGTTGGAAGCGTTGCAAGATGTTGGAGGAAGCAAAGCGGTCACAGTGGAAGACCTGTCTGAAAAATTAAATCACCTTATTGAAGAATTAAATGATGATGCTTTATTGGCCTATTTGCTTCAAAAGGATCTAGCACCTTATAAAAGAAAAATTACCAAGAAACTAAGAGAGGAGGAAAAGAAATGAACGAAGTACAATTATTTAATTTTGAAAATCATGAAGTAAGAAGTCTTTTACTTAACAATGAGCCTTGGTTCGTTGGGAAAGATGTTGCTGATGTTCTAGGTTATAGCAACTCAAGAAAAGCGCTTAATGATCACGTTGACGCTGAAGATAAGAATACCGTAACGATTCGTGACGGTATTACGAGAGGGAATCCTAATCAAACTGTCATCAACGAAAGTGGTCTTTATTGCTTAGTTCTCTCAAGCAAGTTACCAAGTGCCAAGAAATTCAAACGTTGGGTTACATCTGAGGTGTTGCCAGCATTAAGAAAAACAGGGCAGTACCAAGTGAAGGAACTAAGCTGACAGGAATTAATGGCTAGAGCGCTGATTGAAGCGCAGAATGTTCTAGCTGCTAAAGACAAGCAGATTGAGGAAATGAAACCAAAAGCATTATTTGCTGATGCAGTAGCAACTAGCCATACATCTATCCTCGTTGGTGAACTTGCCAAAATCTTAAAGCAGAATGGCATTGACATGGGTCAGAAGCGTTTATTTGCATGGCTCAGAGAAAAAGGCTATCTGATCAAGCGTCAGGGCACTGATTACAACATGCCTACACAGAAGGCAATGGAACTAGGTCTATTTGAAATCAAGGAAGGCTCTTATGTCAACGGCTCAGGTGTAAACATCACTACTAAGACACCTAAGATTACTGGCAAGGGTCAGCAGTATTTCATTAACAAGTTCCTTCAATAGGAGGTGATCATCATGGATGAACTTAATATCTCTGTGAAAGAGGTCTGTAAAACAATCCACAAGAGCCGTGACTTCGTTATAAATGCAGTGCAGCAAGGCATGATGCCTGGCGCTGTTGTTGTTTCAAAAACAGGGATTAGAAGTGTTCACATTCCTAGAAAGGCTTTTGAATCCTATATGAATGAATGGAACACAAGTCCAACCGATAAGGTTATTCAAGCATTATTTAAGAAGTATACAAAAGAATAGTGCTTTAGTTGCTCGTAGGCACCTAAGGCCAAAGAAGGCAAATAATATTATTGTAGAATGTATTGTTTTCATTTTTTGGAAATTCCCTTCGTATGTGTGTCTTACATTGAATATATCAATCCTTTTTAAATAATTTGTCTGTTGATCAAATAAATGCTTTCTTTGGCGCTAAGTGCTTATGAGCACAAAAAAAGAACACACGACTGCCATCGTGTGCTCCCACTCAATCTTGGAAAAGATTGATAAAAATCAGACAGTGCTAATTGTAGCACAGAAAGAGGAAATTATGAATAGTAAAAGAATCTTATTGATTACAATTAATTTGTTTGTTTTAGGAATGGTCATTTCAATGATCACATCAGGCACAAATTGGGATAGTACAGCCGTACATGTCTTAAGTGCTTTCTCATTAGGATTAAACATCATATTTCTAGAATATATCGGATTAAAAGGATAATAAACATTATGATCAAACACACAAAGAGTCCATTCTTGCACATTGAATTAAATGGTGATGAACGTTTAATCGCTGGGCAAGGGAATACATGGCAGTACTTCTTGCTATTTGCTTTCATCGTTAAAGAAGCGAAAGAAGGAAGATTTACTGAAGGGTTCGACAACGAAAGAGAAAAGAAGGAATTTATCAGAATTCTAAATAAGGTGTATGAACGACCAGACGCTGCAATTGAAGCGTTTGGGCAGTTAGGTGATGTAAATAGTTACGATGCTATTTCAAAAGCCTTAGAAGCGCTAGACAACTTGTTTGAGGGGGATTACTTAGATGGAAGATAAGAAATACATTCTTGAGAGCCTGTTTGAGACTCTCACTAGAACTAGAAAGTGGAGTGATGAAATAGCAGAAATGCTATATCACAAGGACAAGAACGGCAATGAAGAGGTCACTGTCAGACTTTATGAAGGTAATGCTGAAATGCTTATTGACGTTACTGGGGACAGTGGCATGGCTCTTATTAAAGATGTAATCGCAGCTTTAGAGGAAATACGATGACCTCTTTTAAAGGATTGTTCGATTGTCTCTATGACCCTATTCCAAAAGATAAAGAAGGGTGGCTCTCTCAAAGAAGGAAGGGGATTGGTGGTTCAGATGCTGGAATCATTGAAGGTGTCAATCGCTACACCACTCTCCATGAGCTTTGGGGAGACAAGACAGGCAGACAAAAAAGACCTCAGGTTTCAAATCACGCTATTGAAATGGGAAACCGTCTAGAGCCTGTCATGTTCAACCTGTTTGAAGCATTATATGGGGATGAATACGAAGTCATTGATACAAAGGATTACTCCTTATCCAGGAAAGATAAGGAATGGATGCGAGCCAATTTGGACGGTGCTCTCATTCGTAAGGAAGATGGATCAAGCGGAATTCTTGAAATTAAGTCAACAACCATTAACAAGTGGCAGTACTTTCAGGAAGAATGGGGCGATGATTCGATGCCTCAGACATATTACTGCCAGTGCTTGCACTATATGAATGTGACAGGTGCTGAATTCGTTGTCTTATTCGCTATTGCCATGATGCCGTGGTGCGATGAAACCAAGACAATTGTTAGAAGAATTGAAAGAAGCGAGGTGCTTTTGGATCTCATGCAGCTAGAGGCTGATGAAGAAGCCTTCTGGCAAAAGCACATCGTGGAAGATATTGAACCAAATTTTATTTAAAGGAGAAAAAGAATGAGATTTAAACAAGAAATTAAAGACCGTCTCTATGGCGGTCACATCGGAATCGAAACAGACAAGATTGATTTTGAGATTCTAAAGGTCATGCTTGCTGATGACAACAAGAAGATTGCAGGTGGAAAGCCAGTAACTGAACTAGCATGGCCTTTTGGTGCAATTACAGCACTCACTGCAGTTAATGACAATGGTGAAGTATTCGCTGACAAGCAGATTGACATCAGATACGAACAAGTGAAGTTCAAGGATGCAATCATTGAAGAAGATACACAGCCTATTGATGCAGATGTCAATGAAGTTGCTGAAATGCCTGACCTGAGCATAGTTGATGTAATTCCTTCAAAGGTTGAAGGCAATGCTGAACAGTTTAAATTAGCAGTTAAGTCATATCTTAAGCGTTATGACGGCATTGTTGTAACTGCAGACAACTATAAAGAGTTATCTGACACTGTTACAAAATTAAAGAAAGAAATGAACGATGTCAATGAGAAGAAAAAGAAAGTAAAGAAAAAAGCAATGGAAGGCTACACTCTCTTTGAAAATGAAATGAAAGAAGTGTTAAAGATGTTTGAATCTTCTATCAAGGTGCTTTCTGATGACATTAAGCAGTTCACAGATAAGGAAGTTGAAGAAAATAAGAAAGTTGTCGAAGCTCTATGCAAGAAGGCTCTTCATGATTACGTAGAAAGAAATGATTTCAATGAGTACTTTGCTGCTAATTTCTTCAATACGGATCCTCGCTGGAGCACATTGAAGAAATTCATTAATAACCATAAGCCAACAAAAGCACTTGTTGAAGAAATCAGACAGGAATGTGAAAAAGTTAAAAAGGAATATGAAATCTATCAGCAGAAAATTGAAGGCTTATGCATCTATTTAGAAGCAAAATGCAAGGAATCGGATATTGATCAGCAGATGTTTGATTTAACTCTATACAAAAAGATGCTAGTACAGGAGTCTCTTGAAAGTCTTACAAAGGACATTGATTGCAGAATCAACGGAATCTTAAGAAACAGAGAACTTCAGAGACAGAAGGAAGAAGTTAAGCAGCAGGAAAAGACTGTAAATGCTTATCCGGAAACAGAAGTAATCACATTTGAAGCCAAGAAGCTTGCTAAAAATCTAAGAGATAAGACATACAAATTTAAGTATATCGCTGAGTTCGACGGGTCAATCGGCGCTCTAACAGAATTAGCAGCTGCATTCAAGGCAATCAAGGCAAGACATGGAGATAGATTCAACTACACATTGACTAAGGAGGAAAAATAACAATGGTAGCAAACAAATTACAGAAACAGAAGAATTCAGAAATCGTGACAGGGGCAAAGCACTTCAATGCAGTGCTTGCTACTGATCTAGTGAAGAACAAGATTAATCAGATGGTTGGAGCGGTCAATGCACAGCGCTTCATCACTTCATTAATCAGTTTGGTTAATAACAACCCCTCACTAGCAGAATGTGAAAGCAGCTCTATCATTACTGGAGCACTTCAGGGTGAGGCTCTTCACCTTCCTATCTCATTAGGCTATTTCTATCTAGTACCCTTCAACGATAAGAATCTAGGATGCAAGAAGGCTCAGTTCATTCTTGGCTATAAAGGATTGATTCAGCTAGCAATCAAGACAGGACAGTATATTGATATTGATGCCATCGAAATTCGTGAAGGTGAGTACCTTGGAAGAGATTCAGAGACAGGCAAGCCTAAATTCAAGTTCATTGAAGACGATGAAGTCAGAGAAAATACTCCAGTAATTGGATATATGGCATATTTTGAAATGAGAAACGGCTATAAGAAGAAAATCTACTGGCCTAAATCAAAGATGCTCAATCACGCTGACCAGTTCTCACAGGCATTCAGCAAGAATGAGACAACAATCAATACAAAATATGGCGCTAAGAAGAAGGTTTCTTACGAGGATTATGAAAAAGGCAACTATGATCATAAGAATGAATGGATGTATTCATCTTTCTGGTATAAGAACTTTGATGAAATGGCTAAGAAGACAGTCATCCGTCAGTTGCTTTCTAAGCATGGTTTATTAACAGATACAGAAATTCAGGCATATTATTCTGATGGAAGTTCGTTCGAATTTTCAGCAGACAACAGTACTATCGTTCCTGCTGCAGTAGTTGAAGTGCCAGAAGAAGCACCTAAGGAAATCGAACAGGAAAGTTCAGCATCTAAGGCACCACAGGAAGAAGCAGATAAAACGCTAGCTGAAATGGGCATCAATGTTGAATTGAATGAAGCCGGATTCGAAGAAGTGGACTATGATCCATTTGGATTATAAGAGATAAGAAGAAAGGAAGACATGAAGGATGGATGAAAAAAGAAGATGGATCAAGTTATACATGATGGACTACGACGAAGTCTATCATGATTCAAAAATGCTACACCTTTGGATTGACATCCTTCTTCATGCCAATCCTGTTGATTACTATCATCATGGCCAGCTTATCAAAAGAGGACAATGCATCTTGTCTCTTAGACAGGTATCAGAAAGATGTGGGATGGCAAAAAACACCATTACTAAATATCTTCACCTCTTAGAAGAGTGCGGAAAAATCAAATTAGATATATCTAGAAAAGGCACTCTTATAACAGTTGAGAACTGGGATAAATATCAGAACCGTGTCTCACCTAGTGTCCTAAAAATAGGACAAGAGGTAGGACAAGAGGTAGGACAAGAGGTAGGACAAGAGGTAGGACAAGAGGTAGGACAAGAGGTAGGACGTAATAAGAATAAAAGAATAAAAGAAATAAAGAATAAAAGAAGACTGACTAGACAGGAAGAAATCTTTAATTCTCTTGCTTCTAAGAATCTTGATAAATTCTACTCCGATGTCTATGAGAAGTGTGATGCTTATGGTTTCGACAGGATTAATAATCTAGGTGCATTTGCTATCGCAGTTGCTGAAGAGTTAGCAGCTAAGAAGAAACCTGTGCCAATAGCAGAAAGAAAGAAACCAAAAGTTACACAAAAAGTAACTGAAGAAGATAAAGAAGAGTTAAGAAGACTTATGGAAGGATTGGGAGGAGATTTATAACATGACAAATTTTGAATTTTATGCAAATGAAATTAAATCCAGAGATTTCAGTTTTTTTGTAGATAAATCTACTGGTGAATTATTCTGGTGTGATCCAGAAGTCCCATCATGCAATAAATGTAAGTTTGGTTATCAAACGAAGGAACCAGTAAACGGAAAAACTAAATTCGTGTGTTCAAATATCGATATCGTTAGATGGCTGTATACAAAGCACAAGATAAAAATGAATGCTCTGGAATACGGCTTACTTGAATATATGCTATCTGAAGGTTATGAATGGGTATCACGTGATGATGATTTTACAATCACGTTCTTCACATTAAAGCCAGTTGAAAAGGAAGGTACTTGGTTCTCTCCTGAGGGCGGATTTGATGAACCACTAAATTGTGTTCCTCTTTGTGATGAGTTGTTCGAATTCTTAAGAGAAGACGAATTATTTAAAGTAAATGAATTACTAGGTACATGTGAGGTGACAAAGTAATGTTAAATGCAGAGAAGCATAGGGATCAATTATTAAAATTCGTTGAAGAAAACCATGATAGTCTCTTTGGGCTTGATAAGAATAGTGAACCTATAAGTTGCACCGTGATCCGTTGCAATAATTGTCAGTTTGGATTTAAAAAAAGCAAATACGTTGAAGGCTATTCCTGTAGTGCAGCAAAAATAAAGTGGCTCTTATCTGAATATAAAGAGCCTGTTAAACTGAGCAGACTTGAGTATGATATTTTAAAATATCTTTCTGACAATACAAGACACATGTACATTGTTAGAGATGGCAACGGAAATATTTTTCTATATGATGTAGAACCAGAAAAAAGTAAGAGTGCTCCTTGGTGGACTGGTCGTGGTATGTGCCACATGAAAATGTTTAATAAGTTATTCCAATTCGTTCAATGGGAAGACTCAGAACCTACATCAATTCAAGATGTTTTAGAAAACTGCGAGGTGGTTGAAGATGCTGAAGAATAAAGAAGAAAGAATCTCATTTTTAAGAAATGAGAAGAACTGGGAAGTTGAGTATTTAACACCTGATATTAAAATGTTGACTTTAAAATTAACACCTAAACTATATGTCAGAAAAATTCAAGTGATGGGTTTTAATAAATATTTTAAAAAAAGTGGATGGTATACGCAGTTTACTAAGTTCTTTTATCCTGATAATCTATATTACAGTCCTAATACTTCAGATACAGAATTATTGCACTATTTAACTGCGCATAAAAATGATGATTACATTGAAGACTTAGAAGTAAAAGGAGAAAAATAAATGGATCCACAGGAATTACATAATATGCTTGGCACTCTTGTATCGAATTGTCCTGCACTTGAAAAGGTATGCGAGACATGGGGCAATCAGCATATGCTAACTATCGCAATGGAAGAAAATGCTGAACTCATACAGGCAATATCAAAAATCAAACGCAATGGATTGGACCCAATCAATGCTTCACATTTGGATGAAGAGACTGCAGATGTATTGATATGTATCTGTGAGTTATTTGTGATGGGATATCTAGATGTCTATGAAATTGCTGAAATCATAGAAATAAAAGTAGAAAGATCCATGAGAAGAACTCAGGATTATATATACGAATTACAAGAGGAGGCTAGCTGCAATGGTGAATTTTAGTGCCGACGATGTTCAAGAAATTGTAGAAGAAAAGGAAGCTGAATATAAGAAGCTAGAAGAAGAGTATTCATATTTGAAAGAAGAATATGGAGAACTTGAAGAAGTATGCCAAGAATTGAAAAAAGACAAAAAAACTTTAATGAAAGCGAATGCTACTGTATTGAACTTCTACAGAGAAGATTGTGGGAAAATGGATGATATACAAAAATTAAACAGTAAACTTGTTAAAAACTGTAAAAAGGCTAACAGGGATTTCTTTATTCTTGCAGCAGCTTATGTTGCTACACTGATGTTGATGATTTACTTATTTATCAGATAGGAGTGATACAAATGATTCTATTACAGTTAGTTAAATATGCATTTCTTCTGATTCTTCTTGTTGTGCTAGCATTAGCGCTAGTGATTGGAGTATTTATCCTATTAGCAGTCTTTTTCTCTACGCTTTCGACATTTAGAGAAGAACTCAGAAAAGATAAGGAGCGCAATAACTTATGACAAGAAAAGACAAGGAGGAACACTATTAATGCTTAATCGTGTCGCATTAGTCGGAAGACTTACAAGAGACCCTGAACTAAGAAGAACAGGGAGTGGGAAGGCAGTCACTTCTTTCAATTTGGCAGTAGAAAGAAACTTCAAGAGTGATGATCAAGAAGCTGACTTCATTAACTGCGTTTGTTGGGGTAAGGTTGCAGAAAATACAGAACGTTACTGTTCTAAAGGTTCGATGGTTTCAGTAGACGGAAGAATCCAAACAAGAAACTATGAGAACAATCAAGGCCAAAAGGTATATGTTACTGAGGTGATTGCTGACTCTGTTCAGTTTATTCAGACAAACAGAAATAACAATACAGCTACTGCAGCACAAGCACCAACTAACAGTTATGTGCCTAATGAACCAATCCAACAGTTCGAGGATGATAATTACATGTTAGAAGAGGACGACATTCAATTCTAATGATCAAGAATAAATACAAGGCTAAGAAGGCAGTTGTTGACGGCATTGTCTTTGACAGCCGAAAAGAAGCAAAGAGATATACAGAACTCAAGAAACTCGAAGAGATGGGAAGCATCAGAGACCTGTCTCTTCAGGTTCAGTTTGAACTTATACCGTCATTTGAGATTGTAATTGATGGAAAGAAGAGGAAAAGAAGACCAATCACATACGTGGCCGACTTCGTCTATTACAGAGATGATGAAAAGGTAATAGAAGATGTCAAAGGTCTCAGAACTCCTGTCTATAACATCAAGAAGAAGTTATTTGAATATCGTTATCATGAGACAATCAGGGAGGTATAGAAGTGGCTAGATTAGTTGAAGTATGGGACTACTTTAGAGCGCCTATGAGCGAGAATGACATGATAAGAATGCGCAGAACGTTCAGCATCATCAATTTAGATAAATGCACCTATGAATTCCGTTTGCCTTCCAGATGGCCAGATGGTGGACTGTGCGCAATCATTTTCTATTACAAGAAGAAGATGATCCACAAGGAAGAGTACAGCAATATGAGTCTAGCGAAGGCAAGACTTGACTGGCTTTCAACGTTTGTTCCTAAAAAGGAAGAAGGGGAACTTGAATACAAGGGAATGCCGATTGATGCTGATGATATTATTGCAGTTCTTAATCATACAAGCTTTAGTGATAGAACCATAAGCATTGTTACATCAAGAATAAGAATCAATGACAGAGTGCAGCGCAAGAGTTGCTACACGGTTCTTGGAGAGATTCAAAAGAAGTTCATTAGATAACAAACAGGGCATTAAGTTCTTTATTATTTAGATTTTATATACTAACAAGAAAATTTATTAGGACCCTCATACTTAATAGATTCTTTTTCTAAAAGCAAGATCCTCTCATGGACTTGATGCCCTAACATATTCTTAAAACAAACAAACAACAGCAGTGTCATGGCTTTGCTTCCATCTCTTCACCTTACTTTGCAAATTGAATAAGAGTAAGAAGCGTTAATTTTGCTACTATCCAACTAAGTTATGATGCTACTGGGAAGACAGAAAGAATGAATTGAAAATCAAAAGACAGAGTAAAGGACTTCTTTCTCTCTTCCAGAAAGGAGGTTAAATGGGAAACTTTGTTTTATATCGCAACGGAAAAAGAACCGATATAACTGGATCAATAGAAAAGATAAGTCAGTATGTTGATGCTACTCAATTAGCTCTAAAACATAGATGGCAACGTATATATAAGCATGAAAGTGTATTTTCAAATGAAATACCTATTAAAATAGGGAGTGTGTATGATAATGAGGAATATATGACAAACATATATGATCATAGAAAAGTACACAAGAAAGAAAAGAAAAAAGCAAGCTATGAAGATAGGCAGTTCTATGTTGTCTATGACATGAATGACAATGTAATTATTGCAGGCACTGCTGAAGAATGCGCTAATAGGCTATCCATTGGATTAGCTAGTTTCTACTGCAAGGCAAGCAATCAGCACAGCGATAAATACAATGCAAGTCATCCTAGTACTGCCCCAAGAAAATATTATGTATATACTTTAAAAGATAAGGAGGAGTGAAATTAATTTGTTTTTTATTATATTTGTACTGGTGATAGTGATTTATTTATTTTTCATTTTTGAGTAATCAGGAGGTAACGTATGACAGCCGAAGAAGTCAGATCATATTTAAAATCATATAGAAATCTTAAAGACAAAGCAGACTATCTACAGAATAAGTTAATCAATGTTAAAGCCATCTCATATAGAGACAGTCCAACAGGTTCATATTCAGAGTCCAAGACTCAGAACGATTACATCATGATGAAGGATAGGTGTTTAGAAGAAATGGCTCTCATACGTCAAAATATAGATAAACTTGATGATATCAATCATAGGGATGTACTCTTTTATCGATACATCGAATCAATGAGCATCTATGATACTGCCGACATGCTGCATGTATCGCAGAGAACAGCAGAGAAGTACATACATGATGCAATTGAAAAGATGATTGTTATTCTAGATTAGCGTGAATACACGGTTATAAACGTTAAACGGCGCAACATTGCGCATTTAAATGTTATATAATGGTAAAAAGAGGTAAATTAAGCAGAGAGGCATAATAAAGCCTCTTTTTTTATTACTTGATGAGAAAGGGGTGCGACTATGACAGAAAAGCAGAAACTATTTTGTGATGAGTATCTAAAAGATACTAATGCTACAAGAGCATATCTAACAGTCTATGCCAATTGTAAAAGTGCCACCAGTGCAGCACCTCTTGCTTCAAAGCTTTTAAAAAAAGAAGAGATACAAAAATATATCTCTGAAAAAATGGAAGAGATTCACAACGAGAACACAGCCGACATCCAGGAGATAGTTGAGTATCTTACATCTGTCATGCGTGCTAAATCGGAATCCTATGTGATGATCATGAGTGGCAATGGTATGCAGAAGGTCATACAGAAGCCTCCGGACGAGAAAGAAAGGCTTAAAGCTGCAGAGCTGTTAGGTAAACGTTTTGGTATGTTTACAGATAATGTGGATGTTACTTCAAATGGGCAGACAGTGATTGTAGATGATATAGATGAATAAAGTTAGTTTAAAGAGCATCATTGGTCCAGCCTTCTTCAAAGTACACAAACATGTAAAAAACAATGATTACACGCACTATTGGTTAAAAGGTGGTCGTGGTTCCTTGAAATCCTCTTTCATTGGCACAGAGATTCCTTTAGGGATTATGAGAGATGCACAAAAAGGACTGATGAGCAATGCAGTTGTTATTAGACGTGTCAAAGATACTCTAAGAGGCTCTGTTTATGAACAGATAAAATGGGCTATCTATATGCTGAATGCTCAGGATGATTGGGATATACCAGAATCTAAGTTGCAGATGACATACAAGCCAACAGGGCAGGTCATTCTTTTTAAAGGTGCTGATAATCCTAAGAAGCTAAAATCAACAAAGGTCTTTGTAGGATATATCAAGTATGTCTGGTTTGAAGAATGTGATGAGTTCGAAAGCTATGACAAGATAACCAATATCAATCAGTCATTGCTTCGTGGTGGTCCTGAGTATTGTGTATTCTATTCATTCAACCCACCCGAATCGCAAAGAAATTGGTGCAACAGGCAAGTTCTAGTAAAAAGGGATGATACATATGTCTCTCATACAACTTACTTACAGGCACCTCCTGAATGGCTTGGAGAGCAGTTCTTAATAGAAGCCGACCACATGAAGGAGACAAAGCCTGATAAGTATAAGCATGACTATTTGGGAGAGGTAACTGGAACAGGTAGCGAGGTTTTCACAAACCTTGATATACGTGAGATAACCGACGAGGAAATACAGGTATTCGATAGATTGAAATTCGGACTAGATTTCGGTTATGCTGGTGACCCTTTGGCCTTTATCAAAGCTAACTATGACAAGACGCGCAGGCGTCTTTTTATTTTTGGCGAAGTATATGGAACTAGACTATCAAATGCCAAGGCCGTAAAACTCATAAAAGAGATTAACCCGCTCAATAAGCTAGTCACTGCTGATTCAGCTGAACCAAGAACCATTAATGAATTCAAGTTATTAGGTCTCAATATCATCGGTGCAAAGAAAGGCGCTGACAGTGTAGACAATGGAATAAAGTTTCTTCAGGACCTAGACAAGATAATTATAGATCCTGTTAGATGTCCCAATGCTGCACGTGAATTCAATGACTATGAAATTGAAATGGATAGAGACGGCAACCTTAGAGGGGACTTCCCCGACAGAAACAACCACACTATAGATGCGGTTAGATATGCAATAGAAAATGAAATCCTTATGAAGAAGGCAAGAGCAGGAAAGAGGAGATTTTAAAAGATGTATTATACTTTCACGATTCCACGAGAAGAATTCGACGAGACAAACATAGACAGAAGCATGATCCTTCGTCTCATTAGCAAGCATTATAGTATTCGTGCTCCTGAGATATTGAAGAATGTCGGCTACTACTTTGGCAAGCACGCCATCATGAACAGGGAAAAGAAGTTCAAGAATCAGCCGAACAATAAGATCATGGTAAACCATGCTAAAGATATATCAGATACAGCAACGGGATATTTTCTTTCAAACCCTATAACATTCAAGAAGAATACAGAAGACGGCAATATTGACAAGCTGACAGGTGCTTTCGTTGATGCTGAAACAGATGATACAGATTCATGCAATGCTATCAATATGTCACGTGCTGGTGTCGCTTATGAGTATGTTTACTTATGTGAGCATGAAAGCAAGCTGATGACCAAGACACTTGACCCATTGTCAACGTTCAAGGTTTTTGATGCCTCAATTGAACAGCATGAACTATTCAGCGTTTATTATTCGATTGAAAAAGATGATTCTACTGACAGGTTCAATATCATCGCAACAGTAACAACTGAGAACTATGTCACAAGAATCGGAATAACTTGCAATGAGGAATTCGAAAAAGGCGAGTTTTCAGAACTTGGCGAGCCTTATCCACATTTCTTAGGTGAGGACCCTATCATTGAGTATAGAAACAACATGGACTGCATTGGAGACTATGAACAGCAGATTTCTCTTATTGATGCATACAATACATTATGCTCTGACAGAATCAACGATAAGGAGCAGTTCATTGATGCAGTGCTTGTTGTCTATGGCGCTCTTTTAGGTGATGACGATGAAGAAGCAACAAAAGCGCTCCAGGCTATCCGTAAGAATGGTGTTATGGAACTTCCTAGTGATGCACGCTCTGAATATCTGACTAGAACATTTGACGAGAATGCGGTGGAAACACTCAAGCGTTCAATAAAGGAAGATATCTATTCACTTTCTCACGTTCCTAATCTGACAGATGAAAACTTTGCTGGCAACAGTTCAGGTATTGCTATTCAATATAAGCTTCTAGCACTTGAGACCCTCACCAAGACAAAAGAGAGATATTACAAGAAAGGGCTTAAGAAGCGTATAAGAATGTTTTGTAATTACCTCAATCTAAAGGCGATTGCTGCTGATCAGTCAATGATTGAGCCTGTATTTACAAGAGGACTCCCACAGAACCGTCTTGAATTATCACAAATCATTGCGAATCTTAAAGGTGTTGTATCAACCAAGACACTTCTTGCACTCCTTGATTTTGTTTCAAACGTTGATGATGAAATGAAAGAAGTCAAAAAAGAACAACAGGAAGCACTTGAAACACAGAAGCAGTTATTTGATACCGAAAATCAGAATACTCCTCCAGAAGATGAAGAAGAAACAGAGGAGCATGAGAACGATGATAATAATGATGACCAAGACAAGGAATGATAGTGCTCTGTTATGACTAACATTAAAAACATAAAGTACTGGGAGATGCGAGAAGCAAGGAACATGTACAAGGATATGCAGTTAGCCGAGGACTGCGCCAAGGAGTTGAGCGTAATCTATAGCAAGGCTGCAATCTACACTGCCAAACAGATTGAGGGAATATTTAATAGATTCGCTTCAAAACATCATCTGACAAGAGACGAGGCTATTAATCTTCTTTCAGAGGCTGACAGTAAAGATTTCGAAAAACTGCTTGAAGCATACAAGAATAAGACGGGTGCCCAAAAAAGAGAGGTACTAGCAGAATTGGAAGCCCCAGCATACAAGAACCGTATGAAGAGGCTTGACGATATTAACAAGTCAATTAATAAGCTGATTAATGCCATTGAATCCAAGGAAAGAGATGCCATAGGGAAGACAATGCGACAGGTCTATGAAAGCAGTTATCACCATGCAGTATATGAAGCTGCAAGAATGAGCGGTCTAGATCTTCAAACAGGCCCCATTGATGAAGGGGCTCTTGAAACCATTCTGAAAAAGAAATGGTCAGGACAGAACTATTCCGAAAGAGTATGGAACAATACTCAGAAGGTGGCAGATGCACTAAAAGAGGAGTTCATGATAGGAGCCCTCACAGGAAAGACAGAGAAGGAAATGACCGATTCAATCAACGAACAGTTCCTATCAGGTAGAAATAAAGCTAGAAGACTTGTAAGAACCGAATCATCATACATTCACAATGAGGCGCACTTCCAGGCTTACAAGGATTACGGCATAGAGGAGTATAGATTTGTTGCAACACTAGACCTTAGAACGTCCCAAATTTGCCGTGAGAGAGACGGAAGTGTATACAGGGTGAATGATAAGAAGATAGGTGTAAACGCCCCTCCGATGCACCCATGGTGCCGTTCTACGACTATTATGAATCTTGATGATGAAACTATGCATAATCTAGAAAGATTTGCAAGAGACCCTGTTACAGGTGAAAGGATGAAGGTTCCAGCTGATGAGACTTATAAAGAGTGGTATCAGAGAATGGTTGAAAAGCATGGTACAGATGCAATTAATACTGCTGAGAAATTAGTTGAGAATCGTTCTAGTGACAGGAAACAGCAAATAAAATACCTCGATTTGTTGGGTAAGCAAAATATACCTTTATCACTGTCAGAATTTCAAAATTTGAAGTATAATGATAAAGAGAATTGGTTACTATTACAAAAATACAAGAGATCGCGTAGCTCAGGAAAATTATCAGCATTTTCAACATTTGGAGACTATAAGAAGTATCATAAAATCATACAAGATGAAATTGTTGGGCGTACAACTAAGGATGGAGTTGTAATAAAATCGCAAAGTGACCATTTTATCGAAAGAGTATTAGGGACAACCGAAAAAGAAGGCCCTCAAAAGAATAAGAAACGTGAAGGTGTTGAAATAGAGGATGTTATTTCTGCATTAACTGACCCAGAAAAAATAACCGAAAAAGAAGGTAGCGAAGATAAAAGCAGAAAGTATATAGGCGAAAACGTAGAAGTTACGCTTAATCCTGATACTGGAAATTTAATTCAAACAAACCCTAAGAAAAGAGAGTGAATTGTGATGTACAAATTATTGGATGTGGATGTTAAATTATTGAAAAAGTTACTTCTTATGAAGGATTTGAATCCAGAAGACGGTTATTCAAAAAAATGTGTTATTGAATACGTTAATGCGAATAGAGAATTGAATAACGAAGAGATTAATCAGATTCGTAATTACGTATTAGATAAGAATCTTGAATATGGATTTTACAGTAACGGTGAACCGAATGAGTTAGGATATGCAACTGAAGAATTAGGCGATAGACTGTTTTATGCTATGGATGATTAGCTAAATCCTTTAGTTGATAAAAAGACAACGTGAAAGGACTTGGAATATATGGCAAGGGATGATTATCATGTAATTGTTTATCAGATTCTATCCTACCTGTATATGCAGCTAAAGCAAGGGAAGGATATTGATGCATCACTCATAAGACATGACAGTAAATATCTGCAGATCAACAGAAAGTACTGGACTTATGTCATTGTGAATCTATTAAATGAGGGATATATCAGTGGGATAGTAATTGACCAGGATATAGATGAAAACATAGGAATATACAACCTTGATAAATGTGAGATTACACCAAAAGGAATAGAATACCTTACTGATAATTCAACTATTGAAAAAGCCAAGCGATTTATGAAAGACTTGAAAGACATATTACCGTTTGTATAAGCCGACTATTTTTTAGTCGGTTTTTATTTTGCTCAATTTCAAGAAAGGAGAACCATATGGCTGAAGGATTGAAACCACATCATCACCAGTACTTTGAGTATGACTGTAAAAGTCATTTTGACAGTCGTAGGCACGTCATTGTTAAGAAGGTGACATATATGTGCATGATATGCGGAAAACTCTCACACGAGACATATGAAGAGTACTGTCCGCCTCCCAAGGAAAGAAAACCTAAAGCATTGATGAAATACAGAAGCAGACAGAAGAGCGGTTGATGTTCTTCTTTTTTTCTGTTTGTCCATAACGTGCATATGACATTAAAAGGTGCATGGATATAACAGTCATACGGACTATAAACGGAGGAATTAAGTTATGGAATACACTAAGAATATGATGCCTTTGAACCTTCAGCTTTTTGCGAAAGAAGGGGAAGAAGGGACAGGCGATGAAGGGAATCCCGATAATGCGCAGTCAGGTGAACCGGAAGATGATAAATCTAAAGTGGCAACACTCACAGAAGATGATGTAAACAGAATCGTCAAGCAGAGACTTGCCCGCGAAAAAAAGAAGTGGGAGAAGGATCATACGGAAGCCGAAAGGCTTAAGAAGATGACAGATGATGAAAAGAAGCAGTATGAGGAAAACAAGAGAAAAGAAGACCTTGACAATAGAGAGGCAGCAATTACTCGTAGAGAACTGACTGCAATTGCCAAGGAACAGCTTAATGCTGCAGGAGTACCAGCAGACATGGCTGACTTCATTGACTACACTGATGCTGATACCGTAAACGAATCTGTCAAAAGACTCTCTAAAGCATTCAAGGGAGCAGTTCAGCAGTCTGTTGATGACCGATTGAAAGGCAAAGCCCCTTTAGATAAGGCTAAAAACACTGTATTGACTGCTGAAGAAGAGAATGCAAGAAAGGCATTCGCGAATGCACTTAAATTTTAGAAAAGAGGTATAGAACATGGCAATTAACACATTACAGTATTCAACTATTTTCCAGACTGAACTAGATAAACAGATGGAGCATCTCATTCTTACATCATGGATGGATGCCAATGCTGGACAGGTAAAGTATAACGGCGGTGCTGAAGTCAAAATCCCTAAGATGTCATTAGTGGGCTTAGGCGATTATGACAGAGACGAAGGATATAAACAGGGCGCTGTTACTCTAGAATATGAAACATTCAAAATGACACAGGACCGTGGAAGAAAGTTCCTTCTTGATGCAATGGATGTAAATGAAACTAACTTTGTGGCATCTGCTGGAACAGTCATGGGAGAATTCCAGCGTGTACACGTTGCTCCTGAAGTAGATGCTTATCGTATTTCTAAGGTCGTATCTGATGTTACAGCAAAGAAATCAGCTAACATCCTAACAACTGCATTGACTGAACAGAATATTCTTTCTGAATTAGAAAAGGCAGCGGATACTATCCGTGATAAGGGATACCAGGGCGATATCATCTGTCATATTACATATGACACTTTAAGATTATTAAAGGAAAAGATGGTAAACAGCAACCTTACATCAGGTAAATTAACTATTGGAAATATCACATTAGACATCTATAAGCTTGATGAAATCACATTCATTCCTACACCAAAGAACAGAATGTATTCAGCTATCAAGGTTGATGCTGGAGCAACAAAAGACAAAGGTGGATATACAAAAGGTGAAACTGCTAAGAATGTAAACTTCTTAATGGCGCCAATCACTAGTGTTATCGGTGTTACTAAACAGGACAAGACAAGAGTATTTGATCCTGATACTAACCAGGATGCAAATGCTTGGCAGATTGACTATAGAAGATATCATGACTGCTGGGAAAAGGACAACATGCTTGACCTAATCATTGCTAACGTCTCAGCTGCATAATGATCATTGTAAAAAGAATCAACGTTGAAAGGGCCATCCACGAGGATGACCTTCAGCGTTATACTGAACAGGGATATCGTGTCATTGAAGACAAGAAGAATGATGAAGATACTCCTGTAGAAAACAATGAAGTGACGGACCTCAACGATATGACTGTTGACCAGTTAAAGACTATTGCAAAGGAAAAGGGCGTTAGCGGATATTCTAGTCTTGTTAAAAAGGAATTGGTCGCAGTTCTCACTAAGATGCAGGAGGAGTAATCTATGGATCTAGTTGAGATTGTTGCTGAAAGAACAGGAGCGAGTCAGGAGCGTGCAAAAATCTATGTTGAAATGGCAAAACAGCGTGCTCTTGCACATACAAACCGCACTGTATACATCACTGCAATGGATTTCTGTGTTGCTGATCTAGCATGTGCCATGTACTTCAGAGAGGGCATGGTCGGAGAATCATCACATTCAGAAGGTGGCATCACATCTACTTTTCAGTCTTCCACTTATGAAGATATTCTCTCAACTCTCAACAACTTGAGACTGATTCGTGCAGGAGGAATCGTTCACGAAAAGAAGCCGGAGGGGAACCAATGAGACTTTCAGCGCTTAAGAACTATCCTGTATATGAGCCTGTCATCGAAAAAGATGGTGAAGGTGTCACTACTGAAAAGTGGATCAAGAGAAAATCAATGCTTCTTGAAGTATGGCCTGCATCCGGTAAGTTACAGGCTGAAATGTATGGGGAGAGACTGAACTACATTCTTAATATGATTCTTCCTAAGAATAAGGATGATGATTTCAGACCCACTGAAAAGTGGGGAGTGAATGTCTATAATCATTCAATCGGTGAACCGGATTATAGAATCATCAGCATGAAGGAATATAACAGGCACTATCTCTATGAACTGGAGAAGATTATTAAATGAGCCTCAATGGTGCTAATGAACTGTTTAGAACGCTTCGTGCTATAGATGCAGTTCTTGATAATCCTGAACAGGTTCTCGGAAAGGCTGCGGAAACAATCAGAAGTGGGTGCGTTCTTGAATGCCCTGTAAATAATGGTGAATTAAGAAATTCCATTAAGACAAGAGTTGAAGGCGACAAGGGATATGTTTATACAAATAAGGCATATGCTCAATATGTTGAATTCGGAACAGGTCGAAAAGGTGCAGCAGACCATGCTGGAATATCTCCATATGCACATCCTTCTTATACTATGGAACCTTGGTGGATTCCTGAAGAGAAGCTATCAGAAGAAGCAATAAATAACTATCATTGGGTAGTTATCGAGGTTGATGGAAAGAGATATTACAGGTCGGATGGACAGCCTGCACAGCCATTCATGTACCAGGGAGCAAAGAAGACTGAAAAGAAAGCAGTAAAAGATGCTGGTATAGTAATCAGCCAGTTAATTGAAAAGGATTAAAAGCATATGATCAACATTAAAGATAAAGTATATAAGGCTCTGACAGATGAAGGCCTTGAAGTCACTGACATCTATCCTAAGGACTGGGCTAAGCTTCCAGCCGTTCAGTATGTTGAGGAAGATAACAGCGTGGCAGAATGGACGGATGACAAGGAGCAGATATCACATGTCCTTTACAGAATCGAAATATGGGATACTAAGAGTACATCATGTACAGCCTTGAAAGTTGATAAGGCATTATCGGCAATGGGGCTAAAGAGAGTATCATGCAGAGATATTGATGATGCATCAGGACTTAGACACAAGAAAATGAGTTATGAAGCATATTATGATAGTGATTACATCTATCATGGTATGTAACTGATAAGGAGGAATTATATAATGCTAGCAAATGGCGCTAAATTATCTTATGACAAGACAAACCAGGGAACTTCTTTTACTGACCTTCCAGGGTTGAAGAAGATTCCTGACATGGGTATTGAAAAAGAAAAAGTCGAGAACTCATCACTTGATGATGCAGTTAAGGTCTATGAGTTTGGTATCGGAGACCTTGGAGACCTTGAATACACATTCAAGTATGACAACAGCAAACCAACATCTTCATACAGATTAATGAGGGAACTAGAAAAAACAGGGGCTACTGCAATGTTCAAGGAAACATTGAAGGATGGCACTACAACTACATTCTCAGGACAGGTTACTGTTAAAAGAGCAGGCGGTGGTGTCAATGATGCTATTGAATTTACTGTTTCAATCGCATTGCAGTCTGAACTCACTATTACTGATCCAACAGAGGCAGTAACGCATTCTGATGACATGGCTTCTGAATAAGTAGCAGAATAGAAAGGAAGATATAGATAAATGGCAGAAAAAACAAAAAGAAAACCGTTCATTCTTTGGAAGATCGGCGAAGAAGAATACAAATTAAAACTGACAACAGGAGAAATCTCTAGACTAGAACAGATGTATGGGGGGAGTCTTATCAACCTTCTTAATACAGAAACAGGCATGACACCATTATGCACTATGTTAGATATCGTTCATGGTGGTCTTCAGAAATTCAACAGCAACATCGACAGAAGCGATGTGAATGATATGTTTGATAGATACATCGATGAAGGTGGCTCACAGACAGAGTTCCTTAGTGATGTTCTTATTCCATTGTTCCAGGTATCGGGTTTTTTCTCTGGGGCTCTCGAAACGAAAATGGAAAAGGAAATGGCGGAAGCCAAGAAGAATCTCTAGAAGATATCCTGATTACAGATTACATATACAAGGCGGTCTATGATCCAGCGCTTGATGCTGGAGTAGACCCCTTTTCATTTTGGAATTATTCGTTAGATGAGCTATACGATATTATTTCAGCGCATGAAAGAAAGAAAAAAGAAATGGTGCGACAGGAAGCGATATCTCTTCAGATACAGGCCCTTCAGATAAGGGATTGTATTTATGCTGTCCTTAACGGCAAGGATGATTCATTCACTCCTGCACAATTGTGGGACTTCTATCCTTCACTTTTTGAAGAGGATAGGAAAGAGTTTGAAAAAGAGAAGGAAAGAAAAGAGGTCGCAAGCGCTAGATCTTCTCGTATTGCCTTCAGTAGAAGACATAATGAAGCACTAAGAAAAAGAAAGGCGGTGATGCAGAATGACGGTAGAGGAACTGCAGATAGTAATATCTGCTCAGACGAAATCAGCGAAATCAGAACTGAACAGCGTGAAGAATGAAGTCACCGGCCTAAAGAATCATGTTGATAAGGTCACAGGATCAATTGGCAATTCATTCAAGAGTATCCGCAATATTGTGGCGGGTCTTGGTATTGCTTCTCTGATTAAATCAACGATATTAAGTAATGTTGATGCTGCAATCAAGAGAGTTGATACTCTTAGCAATTATAGCCGTGTGATGTCGAATCTAGGCGCTGGCAGTGTTCAAGCGAATGCATCTATACAGAAACTAAGCAATAAGCTTATTGGGCTTCCAACAACCTTGGATGATGCATCAGGCGCAGTACAGAGATTCACATCAGTGAATAGTAATATCTCAAGATCAACAGATATGTTCCTTGCACTAAATAATGCTATTCTAGCCGGCGGTGCAAGCTCTGAGATACAGAAATCAGCACTAGAACAGTTGTCACAGTCATACGCTAAGGGCAAACCCGATATGTTTGAATGGCGTTCAGCGATGACCGCAATGCCTGCACAGATGAAACAGGTTGCTGAGGCCATGGGCTTTGTCAATGCTTCTGCACTAGGTGAAGCATTAAGAAATGGAACGGTATCAATGGACCAGTTCATGGATACAATCATGAAGTTGAATACTCAGGGCATTAACGGCTATCAGTCATTTGAGGAACAGGCAAGAAATGCGACAGGTGGAATTGCTACATCAATCGCTAATATGAGAACAGCCATTGTTAGAGGTATGTCAGATGTAATGAACACAATCGGGCAGTCTAATATTGCTGGATTCTTTACCAATATCGCAAAGGCGATTAATTCATGCATACCGTATGTTGTTGCATTCACTAAAGTTGTTATGGTCGCCGTCGGCTATCTGACGGCATTGTTTGGTGGCAAGTCAAAGAAGTTAAGTTCTTCATTTGGTGGAGTGTCAAACAATGCTAAGAAGGCAGCAGGAAACACAGGGGCGCTTGCAAAGAATATGAACAATGCTTCTAATAGTTCGCAGAAGCTTTCTAAAGGCGCAAGCGGAACAGGAAGCGGATTAAAGAAGGCGGCAGGTAATGCTTCTAAACTCAAGAAGGAATTGAACGGAGCTCTTGCTGGATTCGATGCAATCAATAACATCAATTCAAGCAATGGTTCAAGTGATCCGTCTTCAGGTGACTCAGGTGGATCAGGCGGTGCAGGTGGTTCCGGTGGTGATATCGGCGGATTCAGCATGGATGACAGTGGTGCAGAAGAGCATAAAGGGCTTCTTGAAGAAGTAGACAAGCAGTTAGAAGAAATCAAGAAGAAGGTTGCTGAATTCTTCCAGCCTTTAAAGCAGTCATGGGATAAGTTTGGTGCGCCGATGATTGCAGCCGCTGTATTTGCATTCAGTGGCATTAGAAGTCTCCTATCAGAAATAGGCAAATCAATGTATACAGTGTGGGAAAACGGCACGGGTGCAAAGACTGTTGAACTGATATTGAAGATATTCACTAACATCTTCAAGATAATTGGCAATATCTCTCAGGGGTTAGCTGATGCATGGAACACTGCAGGTCTAGGTGATTCAATCATCCAGCATTTATGGAATATATTTAACTCTATATTGAAGATCATCAATGAGATTCTGAAAATTGTGAGAGATATTACTAAAGCGATTGACTGGACTGTCGTACTAGGTGCAGTAAATGTGGTTCTTGGTATCATTGACGGGTTATTCTCTTTCATAGCGGATAATGTAGGTCTTATTCTTGGCATACTTTCAGCTATTGCGGGATTATCATTATTTTCTACTCTTGCTGGAATTCTTGGTACTGTTATCACACAGATACAGCTTGCAGTAGGAGTATTTTCAGGCTGGGCATCACTTGCAACTGCATTGAGCGGTGCATTTGGAATTCTTCCACAGATTTTTGCGTCTATTGTAATGGCTGTGAATCCTGTAAATGTCATTATTGGGGCAGTCATTGCTACAGTGGTAGACTTATGGCAGAAGAGTAAGAGTTTCAGAGATGACATAGTAAGCATTCTAGGAAATATCGCCACTATTGTTCAGAAGGTGTTTATAAATATTGTTGCACCTGTCATCAGTACAGTAGCAGGCATCATTAAAGATTTTGTTAATATGGTGCTAAAACCACTGTGGAATGTATGGGAAACAGTTTTTAAGGATATTATGGGAATCGTTAGTGACTTATTAAAATTTGTAACACCTATTTTCAGTACAATTCTTGATATTTTAGGACCAATCTTCCAGTTATCACTTACACATCTTCAAGGCACATTTAGAATTGTGTTCGCAGCAATTGGAGGTATTATCCAGGGCGCCGGTGCAGTAATTCACGCTGTTGTTGATGGTATTAGAGGATTCTTTAATGGATTAGGAACTTGGATGGAAGTGACTTTTGGCTTCAAATGGAAGAATGTGTTTGAAGCGGTTAAGAATATCGTCAAGGCGTTCAGAGACTACATGGGTCCTATCATCAGTTCTGTACAGGTTATTTTCATGGGTCTAGCTAACTTTATTGGTGGCGTGTTCTCAGGTAACTGGAAGAGGGCATGGCTTGGTGTTAAACAGATATTTGAGGGTATTGTTTCCGGATTAGGAGCCATCTTCAAGGCTCCATTGAATTTCATGATTGATGGAATCAACAAATTCTTAAGCGGTATCGGCAAGATAAAGATTCCTGATTGGGTTCCTGGAGTAGGTGGAAAAGGATTCTCTATCCCTAAGATTCCTAGACTTGCAAAAGGTGGTATCGTTAGTGCATCCACTATTGCCAATATTGGTGAAGCAGGAACAGAAGCAGTAATACCATTACAGAGAAACACACAGGGACTTGATATGATTGCTGAAAAGATTTCAGAAAGATTATCACTTTCTCAAAATGACGGCACAGGCGCTACTTACGTCATTAAATTAGTGCTTGATGACGGCAGAGTAATCACTAAGATGGTGATTGACAATATCAAGGACTATGAAGCACGCACAGGCAAGCCTGTATTTGACTATTAGGAGGTGGAATAAATGGCAGATGAAGCAAAAATCAAGATAAACGGAACACTTATTCCGACTCCTTCAGAGATTAGCGTAGAAATCAATGATCTAGATTCGGATAGTGTCAGACCTGTCTCAACAGGCATCTTAAGAAGAAATAGAATACGTTCTAATATGCTTAAAATCACATGTACATATAAACTGAATACATTCACAGATGTAATGAATATTCTGAAGGTACTCACTCCGGCAGAGTTCACAGCAGAGTGGGGCTAGTATAAATTTAGTGCCAGTCAAATAGAGAAAATATCTAAAAAAAGAATTGAAAAACATTCGAAAGAATACTAGTCTGAAACATGAAAATAGAGGTGTTAAAAATGGCAGAAAATAAAGTGATAGACAAACAGTTTAAATTAGATGCAGTTCAATATAGAAAGGATCATCCTGAACTTACTTTTCAACAGGTTGCTGATAATCTAGGAGTTTCCAATAGTTCAATCCATAGATGGTGCAAACAGTTTGATGATGCTAAGAATGAAAATGAAGATAGTAATTTATTCAGAGGATCAGGCAATTTTTCAAGTGATGAAGCAAAAGAACTAGCACGTCTAAAAAAAGAAAACAGAGATCTTAAAGATGCTGTTGAAATATTAAAAAAAGCTATGAGCATTATAAGCAGCCAGTAAAAGTACTTTATGAGGCTATCAAGGAATATCTGGAAGAAACTGCAGATGTCAGACGTGTCTCTTTAAGAGCTATAACTGAAATACTTGGTGTATCGAGAAGTGGATTTAAAAGCTGGATGTGCAGAAAGCCCTCGGAATCTAGCAAGCGCCGGGAGTCTGTAAAAAAAGAAATCAGCAGAATACATGAGGAAAGCCACGAGATTTATGGTGCACCAAAAATAACCGAAGAGCTCAAGAAAAAAGGGCATGTGATATCGGAGAAAACAGTAGGAAATTATATGCATGAAATGCATATAAAAGCACATTACATAAAGCCATGGACAAAAACAACAGTATCAAAGAACTTCTCTAACAGATTAAGAAACATCTTGAAAAGAGACTTTGATCCAGCATCGCCAGATGCAGCATGGTGTACAGATATAACTTATATATGGACATATGATGATGGCTTTGTTTATTTAACAAGCGTAATGGACCTGTTTTCAAGAAAAATCATATCATGGGTGCTTACAAAGGATATGACGGCAGAATCAGTACTAGAAGCAATAAAGATAGCACAGAAGAGAAGAAATATAAGAAAACCAGTAATTATACATAGTGATAGAGGAATACAGTTCACAGGTGAACTGTATAAGGAAATAACAGAAAAAATGAAACGAAGCTATTCGAAAAAAGCATGTCCATGGGACAATGCATGCATAGAATCGTTTCATTCATTAATAAAAAGGGAGTGGTTAAATCAGTATAAAATCCAGAATTATGAAGATGCATATAAGTTAATATTTGAATATATAGAGACATTCTATAACACAGTAAGAATACACAGTCACTGTAATTATCAAAGTCCAAATCAATATGAAAAAAGTTATGTAAAGAGTAATTGA